TTCGTCGGCATCGTCAGAATAAAGTTACCGCTTGTCACGGTCTGACTGCCAAACGTATACACGGCAACGGCCTTATCTCCCTGCGTGCTGTTGTAGATGAGGACGGCATCAAAGGCGGTGGTCAGCGTGACGTTGGAATACGTCAGCGAGGCCGAGGGTGTCCAATACGCCGTCGTGCCGCTAGAGGTCGGCGAGGTGGCGTTGGTGACGGTGATGCCACCCGCTGTGTACCCTGCGCCGCTCACTTCGTCCGTGACGCTATAAACCGTCGTACCCGCACCGAGCGATCCTGTCGCCTCATAAAGTGCGGCCTTAAACGTATCCTTTGCCGTCGTGGCACGGGTCGGCGGGGTGCCGATAGCATGAACGCCGCCAAGGATTTCTACCTTGAATGACGTACACATTGCCTGTGAGTTAGCCATTGAACTTCTCCAATTCGGGGAATAGGGCAGGAACTTGTTTTAGGTGGACATGAACCGACCTGTGGACAAGTTCATTCTCAAACCAGTATTCCACCCACTTCGTAAATTCGTGGTCGTTTTCAATCGCGCCTTCCTTCTTTACAAGGTCGGCCTCGTCCATCTCGCCACGGGTTGTCTGTACGGTCGCCATTACTGCGGCCTCATCTGCGGTGCCATCTCTACGGTCTGCTGCACCGTCTCTACGCCGACCGCACGCCCATCAGGGCCACGGATGATGCGTTTCGGGCCGGTCAGCGAGGCGAGGGCGGTGCGGATGCCCGACATACCTTCGGACTGTGCGGAGGCCATGTTTTCGTAGAGGGCGGCGAGGCGATCCATCGCGGCCTTGACCTCTGCGCCCATGTCCTGCACCACACGCTCGGTGACCTGTTGCTGCGCCTCTAGCATCGGGATATCTAGGCCCGGATTGGCTTGGATACGCGCCACCATGACCTTCGTGGCAGCGTCCAGTTCGGCCTTAAACCGCTCCATCTGCTCTTTCTGCTGGAGTTCTTGCGCCCGTAATTGCGCCTCAAACTGTTGCTTCTGCTGCTCCAGCGCGACTTCCTGCTGCAATTTGGCCTGTTCCAACTGCATCTGCGCTTGCGTCTTCGCAGCATCGGCTTGCATCGTCATCTGCGTTTTCTGCATCTCGGCTTGTGCCTGTGCTTGCATCGCCTCGGCCTCTGGGTTGCCCTTTGGCTGTGCGGCAGACTGTTTCATTTGCTCCAACGCCTGATCCAACGACCCTTCAAGCGGGCGGGCGGTCTTGAACGCCTGTACGCCGAACTTCAAGAGGTCAACCATGACCGGCACCATCTCGGGGGCGTTCTGCCCCACGGGTAGGGCTTGCTGCAAGAAGCCGCCGAACGCTTGGATAAACTCCAGCCGGTCGCGCTTGTTCTGCATCTCGTCAATCTGCACAAGGCTGTCGGCAGCGATGTCAATGCGGAAGTTACGCAGCGGCTTGTTCTGCAACAACTGAAGGGCTTGCGGGATCAACTGCTGATCCTGTTCGCTCATCTGGTTGGCAGCGGCGTACTCCAAAATGGTCTTGGGCTGGTACTTGAGGCACATGATCTGCGCCTTCAGCCGAATAACCTCTGTGGCGAATAGCGCCACGTCCTCCTGCATGGAGCGGAGGCGTAGCCCTGCGTACTGGCCCTTGATCTGCTGCGCGGTTGCCGTCTCACTTGCAGCCGACTGACCACGGATGATGTCGGCGATGCCGGTGATTTCGTATATCTGGCCCTTGATGTCAGCGCGGGCTTGATAGCATTGCAGGAGACATTGGGCGAGCGTGTCTAGCGGGAGCAAGTCAATGCTGCCCTTCAGGCCACCCTTCTCGCTAAAGGCTTGCCACTTGTCTACCGGGATCAGGGCGTTGTTGTCGCCCTCGGTCATCAAACGCTGGAGGGCGGGCTGCGATGCGTCGTAGACACCGCGCACCCGTAGCGCCTTGACCAGACCATCAATGCGGTCGGAGAGAATGTCCAACTCCATCGCCTGATCTTGGTACAGCACAAAGTCGGGAACGGGTACGAGGTTGTCCGAGGTCGTAGTCGCATACAGCGGCTTCGGGCAAGGGAAGAATCCTTCAAGGCCGAGCGGGTCATCGCGTACATCAATGACCTGTGGCATACCCTTGCAGAACCAATAGACCTTTAGCGTCTCCTTGTCCCACAACTCGCATATCTTGGCGAGGTTCTGTTGACGCTTGCTGTCGCGGTAGGCGTTTAACTGATCTGGCCCTTGATCCATCGGGATACGGCGGGCCATCTCCTCGCCAAAGCGTTCGGCGAGGGCTTCGCGGGTCATATACACCCAGCGCCACACCTGTCCGACTTCTTCCCATGTGCGGGCTTGTGAGTGTCCAAAGTCCTTCCAATGGACGTAATCCACCGGGGCGCACTCGTAATCAATTTCTTCTAAATCGGGTGGCGCACCCTCACCGCGCTCAATGTCCTCGGTGACCTGTACGCCATCGTCTTCAATGCCAATCGGGCTAACGTGCGGCTCGTACCGCACCCATGCCACACCACGACCGCCGAGGAACCGATCCTCTACGCAATATTTCATCGTGGCGCGGAAGTCGGGGTAATGCTCAATCTCAAAGTCCAACGCCCGCTCAATGAGGCTGGCAGCAACACGGCCTACTTGGTCGTTGTCACCAAATCGGCGGGATACGTCGGCCTTCGGGAGTTTCGCGTAGACAGCGGGGATCAGCGTTTGGACGTTGCTCCAAAGGATATTGAACTTCGCCGTCTCATTGCCCGACTGTCCCCGCGTATCGTCGCGGTAACGCTTGATGAGTTTCTTGGTACGCGCTTGCCACTTGGCAAACTCGTTGTCGTACTGCCCGATAAGGCGCAAATACCTGTCTAACTCTGAACTGACCGGCTGTTCCATTACGCTTTATTCCTTGCGCTAATTGCCTTCGCCTTGGCCTTTGCGTCCTCTTTGCTGGACGCACCCCACGCTCGTAGCGCGAGGGCGAGGCGGGTTGGCTCACCGTTCTTTTCCATCGGCCCCGGCATATTGCCCATGCGGGCGAGGAACGATGCGCGGCGTGGGTTGTCACCCGACTTGACGGGAGGTTTCAGCGTCCCGCCTGTCTCGGCCTTATAGGAAGCACGACCCTTGGCGTTTAGACCGCCCTTTGGGTTCTTCCCCTCGCTACGCTGCCACGCTGCACTCATTTGTTTTCGGGCTTCGCCGTCTTGGCTGACTCACGAAATGCCTTCGCGGTCGGTGCGCCCTTCTCACCCGGCTTACGCATCCGCTCACCGCTACCGGCAGCGATACGTTCGCGTTTAGCGAGGATTGCAGCGTACAAACCGGCTCTGCGTCTGCCGTCCATTACGGCGTGAACAGGCCAACGACCGTGATCGTGGCGTTGCCGAGGGTTGTCGCCGTGACGCTACCCGTGGTCGCAATGTTCAGCGGGATCGTATACACACCCTTCGGCGTATCAGCCGGGAGGGCGGCAATCGTGACACCGCCAACCGCAAGGCTGGCATTTGCCGATACCGCAGTCGTGACCGCCACTACGGCGTGATGGACGTAATCGGCAGTCTTGCCGAACGTGCTGGTCGCTGAACCACCGACCACCACATAGGAGTATCGGTAAGGGTTATTAACTCCGCTCATATTCTCGCTCTCCGGGGCGAACGCTCATGCGCCGTCCACATATCGTTAAGGGTGACCTGATTTTGCGGCCCGACGATCAACGCCTTCGGTTCCAGCGCGGTGACATTCGTCGGCTCTTGTCGCCACGCAATCGCTAACATCCGAAAGGCATCGGCAGGGTGACTCGTCCAATCGTGACGAGGTGTATGCCGAAACGCCTTTTTGTCCTCGTCGTATTCTCGCTGATATTGCCTCAAGGCTTCAATACCATCTTCACAGCGTTTGTCAAACCATACCCGTGGGAGCATCTGTCTGACGGCTTGGATGCCATCCTGCACGCTCAAGTCGGGGACGATGGCAAGTTTGCTGATGCCAAGGAACTCGGCTAACTGCTCAATGATGCTCTTACCGCCCGATGCCAGCGTCTTGGCCTTCGCGTCATGCGGGAGCCAATGTTTGCCGTATCGGTAGCCTCGGTCACGGATGATGCCCGCGAGGTCAGCGATGCTGGCACCCGAGATGCTGAAGAAGTCTACAACGTGAATCTCACCGCCTACGACCTGATAGAACCAGCACGCGGTATCGTCCTTGTAGCCCAAGTCCCATGCGGTGTGTACGGGTAAATGCTCGTCCACGGGAACGTGCGTGATGTGGCCTTGATCCTGCGCCTCTCGCAACTCTCGCCCGTAAAAAGCACCGAGGATGGCAGCCTCAAAACTGCACTCGTACTCCTGTAGGTACTGATCCTCGGTCAACTGCGCTCTAGCGGCGGCTAACTCCGATTCCGGGAGTAGCCGGGACTGACTTGCCGGTAGGCGCAACAGGAACCAATCGCCGGGGTCTTTCTGTGCGGTCTGGTATATCTGCCAAAACTGATTCTTGCCCTTTGGCGTACCCGCAAAGACGGCCCAGCCTTGTTTGTCTGACAGCGCGGGACGAATTACGTTCCCGAATACGCTTGGTTTGAAGTCGCCGTATTCGTCAAGGTAGATGCCCGAGAAACCTAGACCACGCATAGCGTCTGCGTTGTCGGCACCGAACAGGCTGACCTTGGCCCCGTTCGTCAGCACCAACGTCATCATTTGCTCGTTGATGTCCTTGATGATCGGGGCTGCGTAGAACTTGAAGTAGTCCCACGCGATACGACGTGCTTGGTTCTGGTAGGGGGCGACGTAGCCGAACAGCCCATTGGGGGCTTGGTACATCGCTGCGGCCCGGATGATGTCGTTGACGGCTGCGACCGTTTTACCGGCTCGTCTGTGCGCGACAAGGCACGCCCAGCGTTTAGTGCGGTCATGGAAAGGCATGAACGCCCTGCGCGGGTTATACGGCAACAGGATGTCAGTCAATCGGCTTGCCCCAGCGAATAACTTGTTCTGTTTTATGGGGGCCACCGTTTTCGCCCGTGACCTCCTGTTTGTCGCGCTGTCCAAGGTACTGCTTTCCTAGCCATACGAGCATGGTCGTATTGCCAGCCTCGGCTGCTCCCCATTGAAGGCGGCGCAACGACATTTTGCCGTTTTCCAACGCTCTTTTATATATGCCGCAAAACTTTTCGTCGCGCGTCAACGTATCAACGCTGCACCCGAGGAATGCAGCAATTTCCTCCTGCGTGCATTTCATTTTTCCGAGGCGTTCAACGTCATCGTAATTGATCTCAAACGGCGGTCGTCCACCACCCTCACCT